CTTCTCCAGCTTGAGCCCCTCCACGAGTACCGCGATGTCCGGGAGGCTCCTGCCATCGCTGATGGAACTCGGCACCACCACGTTCAGTACCGCCATGCTCGGGTACGGGTCGCCCAGCGGATTGCCGCTGCTGTCCAGGTATGCCTGGTTGAAGGCTCCGGTGCGGCTGCCCATCGTGACGATGTTGAACCATCCCGTCGCCGTCATGTCCTTGCCGTTCACACCCAGCGGGATCTCGATGTCGTTGACCAGCACCTTCACCACGCTGTTCATCTCGCCCATCCCGAGCAGTACTTCCATGCGCGTCAGGTTGCCGTCGTTCTTCGAGAAGACGATTGGCGGTTCGTACCACACGATCCCGTACACGAGCGGCACAAAGTCGTTGTACCGGGCTTCGTTCGCTACCGCCGTCGAAGTGTGCGTGCCCTTTTCGCCGTAACTGCGAACCACGGTTGTCGGAGGAACGAATTCGAATGCGCCGAACCTGCGTGTCTGCCGGCTGGCGGAGTCCGTATCGAACATACCCCGCGCCTGGCACTGCGCCTTGCTCCGGTCGCACTTGGTGAAGGCTGCCGTCCCGTTCTTCGTGCCCGCGCCCCCGGTTACATCCGGCGAGTATCCACAACGGTAGAACGGCGAGTACTTGCCCTTCGCGCCGCCGTTTGCGGCCTCGATCCTCTGCGCCGCCGTGCCGGGGAACTTCCACGGACATCGCCGCTCCAGCCGCACCTCCGGCAGCAACACCCGCTGCAGATTGAGGCTGTTCATCACGGTCAGCCGCAAGGTGGATTCCGTGATGTCGGTGGGAGCATCCGCGAGGCCTTTGAACAGCACGGCCGCTTCTGATGCGGCCGTTTTGTCGCGCAGATTGTAGAAGAGAAATCGGACCGTGACCGCGCTGCCTTTCCATCCGTAGCTGCGCTCGATCTCGGAGAAGTGAGAATCGGCGTTCGCCAGCCACAGGGATACGCGCGCGATGGCGTCGATCCCGTTGTCGGACCCCGCTTGAATCTCGAATAGGTCGTGCTTCAGCACGCGCGCTGAATAATGCGCTCCTTCGAAATCCACCGCATGTGTGCTCCAGCGCTCGATCGTTCCGGAGCTTAGTTCGCAATCGAAAAGCAGTAGCGGCGTTTCGGTGACCGCCCGTTCCTTTAGCTCGCTGATCCTGGCCATATGGCTTAGCTCGCCTTCGCCCCGATCCGCAGCGCGCAGGAGAACTCTCCTGGCGCGTTGCTGGTCATCCGCAGTTCATCGTCTAGGAAGTACGCGTTCGAGAACACCGCGTTATGCGTGGTTGTGCTCTTGTATTTCGAAGCTCCCACCTGTGGTTCCGCCTGGAAACCGAACACGTCCACCGAAGCGCCCGCTCCGATTGCTGCGCCGAACGTCACCGCCGTGGCAGTCTGGATCTCCAGTGGCATCGAAAGCTCCAGCCTGTGCCACGTCGTGCTGGTGTCGAACCACTGGCTCGAGACGTCCGTCCCTGCCGTCATCGTCAGCCGTATGGGCGCGGGTGAGTCGCTGCGCGCCCATACGCTCAGACAGTACTGATACCAGCCCGGCACGCTGACGCTCTGTCGTAAGCCCTGTTCGCCGCTGCCGGCGTTCGCTAACCGCGTCGCGCGCGTCGTCCCCAGGTGATCGGTAACACCATTGGTGAGATGGAGTCCCGTATCCTTCGTCCACGTCGCGGCGCTCGGGCTTTCGCTCCACTTCAAGAGGTTGCCGAATGGATCCAGGAACTGGAAGGTGCCGAGCCGGCCCTCGGTCGCCTCAAACAGCGCGTCGAGTGCGGTCCATTCTTCGAGCGTCAGTCCGCTCAGTTGCATGTCCCACTCGACCGCGCACGCCCCAGGGTCGAACAGCTTGACGGTTCCACCGTTCGGCTCGCTGTTGACAATCGTCCGCTGGAATATCTTTTTGGTGCAGGGGAGTTGGCTCGTCGCCCCGGTGATGAGCTGCGGGAAGTACAACATTAGTCGGTGTTCTCCTTGACGACAAGGTGCACACTACCCCGCGCCTCGTCGCTCAGCTCCATGGCCAATTCGTCATCCTCGAAGCTGCAGTTCGCGTACACGGTTGCGTCCCACGGATCCTCGAACGAGAACCCGCCGAACCGGCCCTGTTGTGTTTGAAAGAACTCGGCCAGCTCGGTCAGTTCGGTATCGTCGAGGAGTCTGAGATCGATCACCCATCGCCGCTTGCTTGCGCTGAGCTGCCGGCATCGCTGCTCGCTCCCGTCCAGGAACTCGAATACGTCCGTGGCATACGTCCGCGTGCGTCCGGCCGGGTACTGTGCGATTGCCCCTGTCTTCAGCTTCGGAAACTCGCTCATAGGTCATTCACCACATCGTTCAGCGAGTGCGAGTTCAATATCGCCGCCCGGACCGCCCGCGCGATGTCATTGCTGTGGTCCATGAACGACCTGCTGTCCATCGCGTTCACCTGAACCGTGATCTGCTGGGCGCTGGCCGCTGCCGGCGTTCCCGATCGCGTCCCCTGCGACGCGGTCCAGTCCGTCCCGTTCGCTGAACGTGATACCGCGCCTTCGAAGCTCAGCGTGTCCGGCCGGGTGTAAGAGACCAGCGTTGTCGTCGAACTCGATTCGCCCCCGCCGAACAGCTTCGCCAGCCCGGACACCAGCGAGACCATGCCCAGACCGCCTCCCAGTACCTGGGAAGCGATGCTCCCCACCGTGCTGAGCGTCGAACCTGAACTCGTGCTCGACTTCGCCGTCGTGTTTGCCAACAGCGCCACCGTATTCGCCGTGATCGCGTCCGTTTGCGACTGGTTTACGGTCCGCAGTTGCTCAATCTGGGTCGTCGACCCCGCGCTCGCGTTAGTTGAAGACCCCGCCGTGGCTTCACCGATCTGCGCCGCCAGATCCGACATCACCTGCTTCAGTCCCCGGCTCAGATCGGTTCCGCCCAACGCCTGGCTGTAGCTGCTGTTATTCGTCGCCACGTTTTATCTCCGCCGACAATTCCTGTTCGAGAAGCAACATCGCTTCCATCTGCCGCGCGCCGAGCCCCTTCGGATCTCCGTGTCCGATCCGCTTCCACATCTCGAACGCTTCCAGCCACGCCATGCTGTCGCCGGAAATGTAGGACTTGGGGCAGACTGTCGTCGCGACTCCCTTGCGCACCCACACCGGCCGCGCTGTTGCTTCGTGCGCTGCCGCCGTCTGGCCGCATCGCCGCTTTGCTTCCAGCCGTCGCTTCCTGCATTCGTCGCACCTCCACCCGGCTGGGTTGGAAAACTGGAAGTGGAAGGCGACCCTCAGTTTTTTCGTTCTTCTTCCGATAGCCCGCACTCGGCCTTGATCGCCGCGACAATCTCCTGGCACAGTGCCTGCGGGCCCCGTTCCAGTGCCGACTCTGGTGTGGCCGCCTGCCCGTCGATCGTCAGTCCCTCGATCCGCAGCAATCCCCAGCTCAGGTAGGCGCGTTCCACCTCGCTCGTCAGCAGCGCCGCCTCCAGCTTTTCCCGTGGATCGTCGCCGGCCTGGAGAAACTCAACCTTGCCGGCCAGTTCCCAGATTCTTCGGGTCAACTCCACGCGTCGCCCGAAAGACATCCGTGCGATCGTGAACCGCACTCCCGGAACGGCCGTCGATTCGACTTCTCTCTCGCTCAGGTAGTCCATCGCTCTCCGTTTCTGCGTGCTTGTGTGCCGTCTGCTTTAGCCGAACGCGATGTAGATCTCGTCGTCGCCCGTCCCTTGCGCCCTGCACGTTGAAAACTTCCATTGCAGGCGAGTCTCGCTGTCGTCGAACTCTGGAACCTCGGGGATCACGCTCGGCATGTACACCGCGGCCAGTTGTCCGTCCTGCTGCCCCAACTGGAACATGACCGAGATCGGCGAATTCTGCCGGGCCGCCTGGTACAGTCCCCGCGTGGCGTCGTCGTCGTATTCAAACAGTTGCAGGTCCGCTGTCACCGTACGCATCCCGGCTGAGATGCACCGCGGGCTGTCGGAGCCAAATTCGCTGGCCCGCGTCTGTATGTCGTTGTCGATCGTGATCTCTGCGGACGTGATGGTGTAGTAGCGGTCCGGCGCTGTTCCGAGCCAGGCTTGGCCGAGGTGGCCCGGAATGATCGCGTAGTCGAAGTCCGCAACTGTCGGCTCGGTGGGGAACTCCGTCAGGTCGCCCTCACCCGGCGTGAAACTCGCGCTGTCGAGGGTGTCCTGGGCGCTGCCGCTGAAAACGAACTGGTGGTAGTCGCCGTTGACACTGATCTTCATCTGGTCAACCGCGGTTCCGGTCAATACACGCTGTACCACTGTGCTCGGATCCCAGTAGTCGAACACACTCACCGAACCGAGCGACGTTGCCGGCTGATACGTGGCCGACGCCCCGATGGGGCTGCCGGCGCTCGGAGTCACCGTGAAGGGAGCGTTCAATTCCACCGTCTTGGTATCGACGATGGAACTCACAAACCGCATCTCGCCCCCGAAGGTCACCGCCTGCCCTGGCGCGAGACCGTGGTCGGCGGCGAACGCCAGCAGTTTTGTGTTTGCACTCGCCGCGGCTGTGCCGCCTGCGAACATCAGCGCCGCACCTCCCATGGCCGCTGCAACGAGAGGACCGTGGCACGGTTCGGCGGTCTGGTCCGCCCAGGCCGTCATGTACGTGGTGAGTTCGTAGGTCGTCTGCTTCCGCAGGCCCGCCGGCGTGCCAGGGTAAGTCCGCGTCCCCGTCTTGTCCTTGCGCGTCGGGCGTTCCAGTTGCTGGCGAACCGTTAGTTTCACTGCGGGAATCCTATTCCCGCTTGTGACCGCCGCCACCTGCCCATAGGTCAGCTCCGGTGCAACGTAGAGCCGGTTGTCGTTAGATGATATGTAACTGCACGCCATAACGTATCAGTCCCCAGTCAGAGACGAGCTCTTAGTGAAATGCTGAGCGTCCGTGGCGGGCCTCCTATCACAACGGTGCCCGTCACGAGTGTTCAGCAGCCTGTTAGTAGCTGACATCCACATCGAAAGTGATCTTGGCGGTTTGCAGGAAGTTCTTCCCGCCGCGTTTTACTTGGCCGAACTCCACGTCATACCCACCCGCGTAGAACATCCCGTTGCCCCAGTTGCCGCGGGACGAATCGAGCACCTGTGCCGCGGCCGATGCGTAAAGCTGCACGTCCCGGGCCAGCGTGTCCAGCTTGTCGTAGGACACCCGGACCTCCATCGCCATGTGCGCTTTTCCCGAGAACGTCCGGAATTTCTCTTTGAGCTGGTTCGCCAGGCCGTCGCAATATACATACACCGTGGGATACGTCACCCCGGCCGTCCGCTCCGCTATGTCGAACGCGATGTTCTGCGAGGCCACCTGTGCTGCTGCGATGGCGGGCAGTTCCACACTCTCGCTGCTCTTTAGTGCTGAGATCGCGTACGGTAGTCCCGTCTGCGCGCCCAGCATGCTTACGACCTTCTGTGTCGCCGTAGCTCCAATTGCTGCCATCCGCTACCCCCTGTCGAATATGCGCCGTTTCGTCAGTTTCAGATAGTTATCGGGCTCCTGGCCGTTGCCTACGGCGCGTCCGCTGCTCGACAACCCGCCCGATGGCTCAGTCCACGTAGCTCCGGCAGTCAGGGGAGAACTGTTCTGCAAGGTCAGGTCCGTGCCCGTGTACCCGGCGTAGAGATTCCAACCGAGGACGCCGGCGGGTGGATTCACGGCCTTGACCGTGAGCGCGTTGTTGGCTGCCGTCGTGACGGCTGCCAGCTCGCTCGGCGCTCCTTCTGCGCCAGTCGTGCTGAGCCATGTGACCCTCACGAAGTACACCGCGGCGCCCTGCAAGCCCGCGGTCGCACCCGTCTGCGGCCGGTCGGCGCGTACGACGGGCGATCCCACCATCCCCACTCCCACTTCGTACAGCGCGCCGGACGCCCACGTCGTCAGCGCGTCGTATTGCCTCCACTTCCCCTCATACCGGTCGTTCACTTGCCGGTTATAAGCGTCCCGGTACGTGACGCTCAGCGTGCGGAAGGTGTGCCATTTGTGCAACGGCTCCGTCACCACGATCTGCTGAAGCGTGCGCGTGTCGTTCTGCCGTGCGAGGAACGCCTGCAGATCTACCGCCAGCTCTTCTTCCGCCAGCTTCAGCTTCGTCGTGAGGTCGATCCCCTCCGTCTTGGCTACCTCGAGAATCGCCGATTCGTAGCCAAGTAACTCCTCAATCGTCGAAATCGATCCGTCCGTAAGCAGCGCCATATGTTTCGATCCGCGCCCGGCTGGGCTCCTATGCCTTCTTCCCGTTGCCCTTCAGTGCCCGCAGATCCGAATCTGAAATCACGGTGATCTGCATCCTGCCCGCGCTCGCGATTTGATCCGCCAGCCGTTTGGCCTCCGCCGTCTTCTCGCCGAAGGCGGCCGACTCTTCCGGTGTCGCCAACCGCGCCCGGCCTTCGACGATCATCTTCGCTGCCACGCCTTTCGGTACTTCGCTCACGACGCCCGCGCGGCCGCCGTCCGGCGTCTCTTGGCTGACGATAATCGCGTCACCCTCGGGCAGGCTCGCTTCTACCTGCCGGATCTTCTGGTAGTAAACCTTCAAATCCATTTGCGCCTCACTCTCCGCCATCGGACGCCGCCCCGGTAGAGGATCCTTCCGGCTGGCGGCTGATGACTGATCTTTGTTTGCTGTTTCCGTGCATCGGAAGTAGCGTCCGATATTGGGGCAGGCTGTGTTCCCGCGGCACGTTGCTTGCGCCGCGGGAACACAGGGAGACTCTCCTGCTGCCCGTACTGTCACTGCTCCGGGCCTTGCGAGGCCTCCCCGTTCTGCCCTTGCTGAGACCTGCCGGACACTACCGGCGACGCGGTACGCTAGCTGTTTACCTGCACGCCGAACGAGTTGCGCAACACGCCGACGCCGTAAAGAACGTCAACCGTGAACTGCTGCGCCAGGGTGTTCGGCTGGTAGCTCATCACCACACGCATCCCGAAGTTGCCCAGTTCGGCGTACTCCGCGATGGCGCCGGTGCCCGGTAGCGGCTGCGGCAGCCGGCGGACCACCAGACCCAACGCGCTCCGGGCGAAGGCCAGGTTGTGCGTCGTGGTCGTCGTGGCCGTCGTCTTCGAGACGAACTGCGAACGGAACACGTAGAAGTCCTTGATCTTCCCGACGGTCCCGTCGATGATCGAACGCAGGCCGGCATCGCCAGCCGTCTGGTACTCGCTGAACCGCGGAATCTGCCGCAGTTGCGAATACGTGTTGGCGTCCACCACCAGGTACTTCGGCTCGCTCGCAGGCACCTTCGCCTGGAACAAAGCGGTCTCGGCCGAGTCCACCACACCTTCGGTTATCGACGAGCCCGCCGTACCCACCGGAGTATTGGCGCTGAAACTCGACGCCAGGTTCAGCAGATCGGTCTCGATCCGCTCCGCCAGGGCGACCATCGCCGGCTGCATGTAAAGCTTCAGCAGATCCGGCACCGCCAGGACCTTCGTGATATCCGGAACCTGGAACGTTGCTTCGGCATGCGTATTCAGTTGGATCTGCGCATTGCCCAGACTCGGATTCTGCGTCTGGACCGTACCGCCTTCGGCCAGGTTGTTCGCCACCAGCGTGGGCGGAATCGGCACATTCACCGTGTCTCCCGCCTGCGCCAGCGTCGGCTCGAAATCGCGATTGACGAGGTTACCCATCACCAGGTTCCCCATCAGGGCGGGTAAAGCATCCACCGCCACCAGCTTCACAATCGCGTTCGCGACATTGCTTGAAGTAATTGCTGGCATTTCTCAGCTCCTCTTAGTTGCTGCGCCTAGCGGCCTCTGAGCCGCAGGCGGTTCGTCGTGCCTGATATGCCACGGAGTCTCGATACACCCCGGGCTTGCTACGACACTCGATTGGTTTGCCTCGCCAGCCTCTGCTACGGCGTTACTGGCCTGGTGGGCATTTCGTGACCCCTTGCGCCGCTCCGTGCGTACTCGTGCCCCGGCCCCCGGCGCCCGTCACCTTGTTTGCGTGGCCTTCGTGCGCTTCACCGCCACACAACTTGAGATGCGGTGCTCACAGCCCACGGACCGACTGCGACGCAACCCGCACGATCTCCTGCCGGATCCGCTCCGCTTCTTCGTGGCTCATTCCCGGCCGGATCTTGTCCAGATCTAGAGCGCCTGCGGCCGCCGGAGCCTTCTGCCCCGTCACCGCTCCCGACCCGCCCTGTATGCGCGCCGGAAGAAACTCCGGATTCTCGCTCAGGAACTGTGTCAGGTAATCCTTCAGTCCTGTGTCCCCCTGCTCGCTCTTCGCCAGCAGGCGTCCGTCCTCGGTCCGGTAGACATCGTCCTTGATGGCCTTGAAGGCCACGTCCACCTTCACCACACCGAGCCGCTGCAGTTCGGAACGGATCGTCGAGTTCCGGTCTGCCTCTTCGGCCAGTTGCCGGCTGCGCTTGTTCTCTTCCACCAGGTCGTTCAGCCGTAGCTCGAGCTGTTCCCGCCGTTTCCGCTCCTCGATCAGCTCGTTCTTGTAAGCCGGCTCCGTCTTGGCCTGCTCTTTGCGCAGAAACTCCTCGATCGTCTCCCGCACGATTGTGCGGACTTCCTCGGGCTGCTGCCCTGCCGCTTCTTGTTCGTCCATGTATGCCGCTCCTGTTCGCCTCTCGCGACGCTACTGTGCGTTGGCCTTCTCAATCTCCGTCGCGATCTGGTCCTTCAGCTCCTGTCTCACGTCGCACAGGTACTTATAGGCCAGCTTTTTCAGAACTTCCCGTTTGAGAGTTGGCGAGCCCACGTCCAGTTTCAGCAACCGTTCGGCGTCGTCCAACTCCGATGAGAAGTCCCCGATATCGAACTCGTCCAGGCCCGAGACGTCAATCGTCAAATCGTCCTGCCGCGCTGCCTGAATCGCCCGCAGCACGCGCTTCATCGTGTCTTTGATCGCGTCTCCGTAGGCCCGCAGTACCTCCTGCGTGATGGTGAAGTCCCGCTTTTTGCTGGTCCCCGATTGCGACT